ATTTTGAAGCTGTTCCTGAACCTGAAGTATTACTATCAGTCATGGTTACACCACCTTCAACATGAACATGTGATCCATCTGTTGCAGGGGTTATATTAGCTGCTGCAAGATCAAAAGATTGTTTAGCAGTCCATGAATTAGCTGCGGATAAAGATACAGCAACAGTTGCCCAGTCTAAATTTCCTGATCCGTCTGTTTTTAAATATTGATCTGCTGATCCATCAGCTGCGGGTAATTCCCATGCCGCAGAACCTGAAGCGATTGTTAATGCAGAACCTGAAGATGAAAGATATTCACCACCTGCATCATATAAATATAATTTTGAAGCACCTGCTAATATAAGATCATCTGTTGATTCATCCCATAACATGTAAGCTCCAGAAGTTGCACCGAAGAATTTAACATCATAACCTGTGTCATTTTCACCAACTGTTACAGTGTTATCAATTTGTACTGCTCCATCAATATCTACTGCATCTAAATTTGTTGTTCCATCTATATCTGCATTACCAGATATATCTAAAGTAGCTGCATCTAATTCACCCGATAAAGTAATATCAGTAGCACCAGTAATAGCACCATCCATTGCAACAGCACCATTAATATCAATTGTTGTTGCAGCAATTTGTATTTCTGTGTCTGCAATTAAATCTAATTGACCATCGGTACTTGAATGAATTGATAAAGCTGTATCATAAAAACATAATTTGTTTGTACCATTTAAAGTTAACCCTGTACCATCTGTGTGTGTTAAAGTTGTATCTTGATCATCACCAAATTTTAATACTGTTGAATCTGAATCTAAAACTAAATCGTCTCCAATCCATACGTCCTTGGCAACTCCTAAACCACCAGCTAATGTTAAAGCAGCTGTGCCTGTTGCACTTGCTTCTGTTGTTGCCGATAAAGCTACAACACCTGCTGAACTAATGGCAACCGCATCTGTATCAGAAGCAGATCCAATATTTCCTGCATCAGGTATAACAAGTCCAGCTCCACCTGCTAAAATTAAATCATCTGCCGAAGTGTCCCACAACATGTAAGCACTTGCTGTATCTCCAAAGAATTTTACGTCATGTCCAGCATCATTAACACCAACTGTTAGTGTTCCAATTTGAGTAACTCCATCAGCTGATTCATCCCATAACCAATAACTTCCTGAAGTTGCTCCAAAAAACTTAACATCATATCCTGTATCATTTACACCAACATTAATAGCATCTGAAAATTTAAATAAATCCTCATCTTCCATCCATGTTATTACACCATCATTTGATTCACCATCAAATGTTACGGCAATATCTGTCCCTGCCGTAGCATCACCAATAGTGATTGCTGTGCCTAATAATTTTGTTACTGGTCCACCTTCTGCAGCTGTACCATCATGGGTATGCCCAGATGCTGCTACAAATGCGGCTAAGAGTTGATCAAATTCATTATTAAGATCAGATGCTTCAATAACTGCACCGTCTGTAATGCCTGCTGAACTCTGTCTTGTGTATGTTGCTCCCATATTATCTCCGTCCTCCTGGTACGAATTCTAGTTGAAATCCTCGTATTGCCCAAGGTTGATTTGTACTAGTATCTGTTATTTTAACTGCAATAGCAAATCCCGATCCTTCTACCGAATTTCTTGTAATAGGTAAATCCCCTTGACCATAAACTGCTGTTCCATATGCTCCTGTACCGAAATATGCCCCACTCCCAGAAGATGATAAACTAATTAAACTAGGTTGAGGAGTTTCTCGATCATTATAATTGTATTGTAAATATAAACTAGCACTAACTTCACCTTCAGGCTTCCAGTTTAAATTTACTCTTTCCATTGATTTTCTAATTCCAGGATCTCCCATTGTCATATCTGGAGATCTATAAGTTGAATCTAATGCATCTGTTGTACTTGCTCTTGTCCAAACATTCCCTGATTCTTGTTTATAAATATATCCATCATAACCACCAGAAACTATAGTTTCAACGTTACTTATATAATCAGAATCACAACAAGAAACTTTTAATCCTTTTATATCTGCATATTCATATCCTAATTGACCTGTATTAGGATTAACTTTAATAACTGCAATAATACCTTTGGAACTATCTTCAGCCCCATCAGTTGGATAGAATAAACGATATTGGGATTTATCTCTAATAACTAATGAAGTAACATTTGTATATGTAATATCATTAATTCTATCTTGTATTTGTTTTGATACAGTACCTAGTTCAACGTCACCAATTCTTTCTGTACCAGCAACTGTTCTAATTCCATCTGCAGATAAGAATAATAAGTCACCACTTACCTCTTGAATAGAATGATGTGCTATTGAACCAACGTTCTTTGCAACTTCAGCTAATGCAAAATTACTAGAACTTGTTCCTGTTACTTTATAAATTTTTCTTTGGCAAAATATAAATAATTCATCCCTAAATACTTTTAATCCTGTTACAACATCACCAACTTTTATTTCACCACCACCTGTATCAAAATCATCTTCTGTATATGATCCTGAAAAAATAACACTATGTGTAGAATCAGACATTCCACCATACCACATATGATTAGCAAATGACTTAACATATTTAGGATTAGTAGGTGCAGTACCACCACCTGTTGCATTTATAATATCTTCAGTATAACTTGTATTTAAAGTAAATGCTGCAGCTTCTCCAGTTGCAATTATAATTTTATTAGTTCCATCATAATTAAATTTATCAAAATCATAAGTATAAGTTGATCCTTTACTTGTTGCTCTTGATGTCCAAGATCCACTAGTTGTTCCAGTTCTAACTGTACCACCTCTTGCCACAACTATAATCCCATTAAATATAGCTGACATTTGTATTCTTTCAGCTGATGAGGATACTTGTGGTACTATTGTAGAATTATATTTTGTAGTACCATTGATTCTTCTATATCCACCTTCTACTGATGGCTCAAAATTAGTTAATTGTAGAGCTTCACCAGGTTGCATATTATATACATCCTTATTAAGTATTAAACCACCACCACAACTTGCTGTGTATGGGGCTATTAGTGAAGTATCTGTCCCCGCCATAATTTACTAAGATTTCATTTGAAAAAGTTCTGCATCAATTTCTTTAATTTTATCAAAGTCTTGACTACTTTCGGCTTCTTCTTTTAATAACATTAATTGTTTAATTCTACTTTTATCTAAACCTGCAGTATCTAGTACTTTTGGTTTATATTTTTCATTTTTATTATTCTTTGCAACTTCATTACTATAATTTTTTTCTTCTATTCTAATTGCCATTTATCCTCCTAAGATACTAATCTTCCTATACTTGTAGCAATAGTTTCTGTAACTACATCAGTTCTCATATAATCTGCAGAGTGTGTACCATAATCTACTTTTAATAATTTTAATTTTCTTTGATAATCTCTATCTGCTAATTGTGCATGTTGAGGATCTGATCTTAACATATAAACATAGTATTTAGATCTATCTACTATTATTGAAGAAAACCTATCAGGTAATCCCATAGTATCACCATGTGCAGATAAATCTGTATGTGTTGTGTAATAATCATAGCTTACTGTATACTCACCCTCACCTGGTATAGGACTTAATATAAATGAACTATAATCAGGTTTTCTAATAACCCTTAAGGGTATACCATATGCACTACTTGCATTAAGATCATCGGAAGGTTTATATGATTGTAAGTAATTATCGTAAGTAGCACTAGCTAATTTACTAGGTGATATGTCACTTCTAGAAACTCTTATATAATCTACATCTAATTGTACACCATCTGATTCTACATAAACATAAGATGTTTGTGCTGTAGCTGTAAATGTAGTATCTAATATATCACCTTCTCTAAAATTAGTTACAGATTTTGTTGTATTTAAATTTTGTGTTCCACCCGCTGATGTACCAACTCTAATAATTAATGCACTTGATGAGCTATTTGGACTTAAAACTCTTATTTGTAATTTATAAGTTTTATTTACTGTAGTATTAATAGCTTGATAAGCTGCTGCATCATTTAAATTTAATCTACCATTACCACTTGAAGTATATGCTGGGGAGCCATCACCTGTAGTCCAACTAGTTATATTAGAAGTAAATTCTCCATTAGTAATTAATTCTGTTGGTTTTAAAAAAAAAGACTCAAAGTCTACTCTACGCATATCTGATGGAAAATCATATTCTCCATCACCCGTAGTAA